ATAATCTTGACTGCGATTATCTCTATATTAATGCTTCCGATGAACGTGGTATTGATACTATTAGGGATAAGGTCCAGGGCTTCTCGTCTGTGGCGTCTTTTAAGCCGCTCAAAGTTGTCATCTTGGACGAGGCTGATTTCCTTACTATTCAAGCTCAGGCGTCGCTAAGAAACATTATTGAGACATTTTCACGTACAACAAGATTTATTCTGACTTGTAACTATATTGAGAGGATTATTGACCCTCTTCAATCACGTTGCCAGGTACTTAAAATTGTTCCTCCATCTAAACAAGAGGTAGCAGTTCACATTAACAATATTTTACAACAAGAAAATGTAAATATTGATTTAGATAACTTAAAACTAGTTGTCAATCAATTTTATCCTGACCTACGTAAAATGCTTAACACACTACAAATGAGTGTAGTAGGTGATGAAATTGCTGTAGATAAAAGTGTATTAGTGTCTAGTAACTACAAAAATCAAATCCTCATGGAGTTATGTAAACCAAGTTCTAAATCGTTTAATAACATTAGACAAATAGTAGCTGATTCTGGTGTTAGTGATTTTGAAGACTTATTCAGATTTTTATTTGACCACGTAGACAAATATGCTCCTACTGAAGCCGGACAAGTAATTATTTACATTGAGGAATACCAGTACCATTCTAATTTTAGAATTGATAAAGAAATAAATGCTATGGCTCTTATCTCTAGAATATTATCTGTAGCTGGTAAAAAAGTATTATGAAACAATTCCTAAAGTTTACTATAATTTGGATTAGCCAAAACTTATCCGTACCTTTCTGGATGGTAGGTCATGTTCATTTAATGACAACTGTGTATCAAGATATACATGAAATTATTATGAGCATGGGTATGAATATTATAGTAGCAATAGGATTTTATTTAGATTATAAACAAAACAAACAAAATGAAAAATCAACAAATGAACATCAATCTTGACTTGTCAAAAACAACCACAGTCGAAACTTCAACAGGTAAAAAAGTATGGAGTCAAGGAGTCATTATTCGTAAAGTATCTCGCTTTGTAGTAGGAGCAGATGAAGATGCTCTAGTACCCATCCCAGTATTTTATGATGCTGAAACTGGAGAAATTTTGCTTGAAACTTTACCTAAGGAATTAAGAGAAGAATATACAAATGTCAATCTTTGATTGGTTAAAACAAATCACAACTGATAAAAAACCTTGGTCTTCTTTCACAGAAGATCAACAAGAATCGTTCAATTCTTACATGGTTCATCGGTTTGTAAGTATGTATGAGGGATACACTGAGGTTGCGAATTACGGCCAAAGAATCCCATATCCTGAAAAGGAAAAAACCTATAAGTACTACTGCACTATGTTACCTAAAGCCAATATATTCCTCAAGTATGTTAAGTCTTCTAAAAAAAGACCAAACAAAGATTTGTTACAATACATAGCTGATTACTATGTTATTTCTCTAGGAGAAGCCGAAGATTATATTTATCTTCTTAAACGAGAAGGAATTGAACATATTCTTGAAAAAGCAGGAATTGACAATAAAGAAATTAAAAAGTTATTAAAAGAAGTTAAATGACAAAAAACAGTGATGTGTGGGGAGTTTATCCTGACAAAACCACAGAACCATTTAAACCAGATTCAATAGTACAATCAGTTGTTAATAAATTTAACACTCGTGCTAAAATGGGTTTTGAAAAATACAATAACACTCTAGATAGAAACGATTTTACGGTATTAGAATGGATTGAGAATGCTCAAGAAGAACTAATGGATGGGATCCTTTATTTAGAAAAGTTGAAAAAAACACTAGGTGGCTAAAAAGAAAAAAATACCAGCCATTGTAAAACAAATTAAACAACACAACTTACGAGAAGTTAACTACGCTTACGAAAAGTCAATTTCTTATAGTCAGTTGTCTATGTTTACCGCTTGTCCACACAAGTGGAGTTTGCAGTATAAAGACGGTTATTACACGTCTGAATCGTCTATTCATATGACGTTCGGAACTGCATTGCACGAGGCATTACAACATTATATAACAACTATATATGAGGTAAGTGGTGCTGAGGCTGACCGAATTGATTTAGAGGCTTATTTTGAGGAACGTTTTAGAGAAACATACTTAAAAGATTACAAGTCAAATAAAAACGTTCACTTTTCTAACTCTGTTGAAATGAGAGAGTTTTTTGAAGATGGACTAGCTATTCTAAATTTCATTAAAAAGAATAGAGGCGGTTATTTTGGTAAACGAGGCTGGTATTTGATAGGCTGTGAAGTACCTATTTTACTTAATCCACATCCAGGGTTTAAAAACGTTTTGTATAAAGGTTACCTGGATGTGGTTTTGTATAATGAATCAACCAATAAATTTAAAATTATGGATATTAAAACATCCACTAAAGGTTGGGACGATTATACTAAAAAAGACGAAACTAAACAGATGCAATTAATTTTGTATAAGAAATTTTTTGCTCAACAGTTTGGTGTTTCTGAAGACGATATTGATATAGAATTCTTTATTGTCAAAAGAAAAATATGGGAAGAATCCCCTTATCCAATTTCTAGGATTCAAGAATTCAAACCAGCAAGTGGTAAAGTAAAACTTAATAAAGCAACAAACGCAATTACTTCATTTATTGAAAACGTGTTTAATCAGGACGGTTCATATAAAGATAAAAAATATGAACCAAAACCTGATAAATTTACTTGTAGATTTTGTCCTTTTAAAGATAATAAAGAACTTTGTCAGTTTAGTATATCTTAGAGAATCCTAATATATTTATATACAACAAACAAATAAAGATTATGACAAATAAAAAGGATATGACATTAACCTCTGTAAAAGTACAGAGTGAGTTATTTGAAAATTTCAAGATTGCTTGTGTTAAGTACAAATTTTCTTTACAAAAACTTGCTGACCGCACTATTCATTTGTATCTTACAGATGAAGACTTTCGTAAAAAAGTACACAACCACAATAATTTAGAAATTAAAGACTAAAAAAATTTATGAATTCAAGTTTTGCTTATCTTCCTCCTGAAAAGAGGAAAAAGATTATGCTTATTACTGATGACATTAGAGTTCACTCTGGTGTTGCTAACGTAGGTAAAGAAATTGTAATCCATACAGCCCAACATTTTAATTGGACCTGTTTAGGAGGATCAATCAAACATCCTGATAAAGGTAAACGTTTTGATTTGTCCCCTTCAACTAATGAAATTACTGGCTTAACAGATTCATCAGTATCTCTTTATCCAGTTGATGAATATGGAAACGCAGATATCTTAAGACAACTTATCCAAATTGAAAAACCAGATGCTATAATGTTGATTACGGATCCACGTTATTTTACTTGGTTGTTTATGATGGAAAATGAAATCCGCCGAAGTATTCCTATCACTTATTTAAATATTTGGGATGACTATCCAGCTCCTCTTTATAATAAACCTTATTATGAGGCATGTGATTTGTTAATGGGTATTTCAAAACAAACAGTAAATATTAACCGACTTGTTTTGGGTGATAAAGCTGATAGTAAAATTCTTAAGTATGTTCCTCATGGACTAAATCATGAAAACTTTAAACCTTTGGATAAAAATGATTCTAAACTAAAAGAATTTAAAAACAAATTGTTTAAGGGTAAAGATTATGATTTTGCTTTGTTATTCAATTCTCGAAATATTAGACGTAAACAAATTCCTGATACTATTTTAGCATACCGATTTTTTATTGACCAATTACCTATTGAGCAAGCTAAAAAATGTGCTTTGGTATTGCATACTGATAGAGTATTTGATCATGGAACTGATTTAGAGGCTGTAATTGAATTAATAGCAAATGGAGACCAATACAATATTATCTTCACAGATGAAAAATATAACCCTGAACAAATGAATTTGCTCTACAATAGCACAGATTGCCAGATTCTATTAACATCTAATGAAGGTTGGGGATTAAGTTTGACTGAAGCTATTTTAGCAGGTAATCCTATCATTGCTAACGTAACAGGTGGAATGCAAGATCAAATGCGTTTTGAAGATGAAAATGGAAACTGGTTTACCCCTTCAGATAAAATTCCATCTAACCATAGAGGTACTTATAAAAAACATGGTAGATGGGCTTTTCCCATATTTCCTTCAACACGTACTCTTGTAGGTTCACCTCCAACTCCTTATATTTGGGACGATATTTGTAGCCCTGAAGATGCTACTAAACGTATTATGGAAGTTTATAGCTTAACTACTGAAGAACGTAGAGAAAGAGGATTAGAAGGTAGAGCATGGGCTTTAGGAGAAGCAGGATTTACTGCTCAAATTCAAGGTAAACGAGTAATAGAGGCTTTTGATGAGTTATTTGATACTTGGGAACCTAGAGAAAAATTTGAATTAATTAATGCCACCGAAACGAAAGATAGAATTTTAAACCACGAATTGTTATATTAATGAAACCGTTATTTGTAATAAGTTGTCCATACGACACATACTCTGGATATGGAGCTCGCTCTAGAGATCTAGTTAAAGCTATCATTGAAACTGATAAGTATACTGTAAAATTATTGCCTCAAAGATGGGGAGCTACTCCTTTTGGATTTTGTAAAGACAATCCAGAATGGGAATTTTTATACCAGTACAACTTAGATGTTCAAGCTCAAAACCCACAACCTGATATTTGGGCTCAAGTAACAATTCCTAGTGAATTTCAACCTGTAGGTAAATTTAATATTGGATTTACAGCAGGAGTTGAAACCACTATGTGTGCTGGAGACTGGATTGAAGGGTTAAATAGAATGAATCTTAACATTGTTTCTTCAGAACATTCTAAAAAAGTATTTGAATCAATCCAATACGAAAAAAGAAATAAACAAACTAACGCTTTAGAAAGTACAGTAAAACTAGAAAAACCTATGGAGGTATTATTTGAAGGTGCTGATACTAACATTTATAAAGTATTAGATAAAATTCCACAAAGTGAGCTTTATAATTCACTTATGGGTATTAAGGAAAAATTTGCTTATTTGTTTGTAGGACATTGGATTCAAGGTGATTTGGGAGAAGATAGAAAGAATGTAGGTTTATTAATTAAAGCGTTTTTTGAAACCTTTAAAAACAAAATGAATCGTCCTGCTTTGATTTTAAAAACATCTCAAGTAAGTTCTTCTTACATGGATAGAGAAGAAATCCTTAAAAAGATTAAAAAGATAGCTAAAACTGTAAATTCTAAAAATTTACCTAATGTTTATCTTTTACATGGAGAGTTTAGTGATGAAGAAATGAATTTACTTTATAATCACCCTAAAGTAAAAGCTATGGTTAGCTTAACTAAAGGTGAGGGATATGGTCGTCCATTACTTGAGTTCACTTTAAGTAAAAAACCACTAATCTGTTCAGGATGGTCAGGTCAAATGGATTTTCTAGATCCTAAGTTTACATGTTTGATAGGAGGTCAACTAACCAATGTTCACCCAAGTGCTGCTAATCAATGGCTACTTGCTGAATCACAATGGTTTAGTCCTGATCACCAACAAACCGGTACTTTCTTAAAGGATGTATTTGAAAACTATAAAAATTATACTGATAGAGCTAAAAAACAAGCTCGTAAAACAGAAACAGAATTTAGTTGGGATAAAATGAAGGATAAAATTGATGAAATATTAACTCAACACGTTCCTGAATTTCCTAAAGAGGTAAAATTAGAATTACCAAAATTAAACAAAATTGAAATCCCTAAATTAAAAAAAGTAAATGGATAATTTAACAATTTGTGACCGCTGCGGTTCGGACGCATGTTACGTAGATGAAGTAAACCAAGATATAAAAACATATTTTTGTTACGGTTGCGGCTTCCAGACTAATTCTTTAATGGTTGAGGATGGAGAATTTCTTGACCAACAAAAAGAAGTATTGCCTGAACTTTATAAAGATCTATTTTATACCGATGAAAAAGGTAAAATTTGGATGCCCTCAGCAGTAAATCTCCCAGAAAAAGGAATGATATTTGCTAATGGTCCTTCATCTTTTGAATGGGCTTGGGCGGCAGTAAAGGCAGTTCCTGTCTCAGAAGAAGAAAAAGAAAAATACCCAATTCCAGGAAAAGAAGGACAATACTACGAATGGAGAATGGATATGTCTACTCTTCAGAACTTTAAAGAACATGATTATATGGAAGCTCTTTCATATATTGGAGTATTACCCGAATGATAAGCTTAGCAATCACGGTTTGTAATGAACATGAGGAATTAGAGACTCTGTTAGATTATTTATCTGACAGAGCTCTTTTTCCTGAATATGAAATTGTTGTTCAAATAGATAAAGATAATCATACTGATGATGTTATTGGTGTGATTGTTGGTAGAGGAATTAAACATTGGTTCCATCCTCTAAATAAAGACTTTGCTAGTTATAAAAATGAATTAGCAAACCACTGTGAAGGAGAATATATCTTCCAAATCGATGCTGACGAATTACCCTCAGTAGAATTACTTGATATGCTCCCAGACATATTAGAAAGTAATCCCGAAGTGGATGTATACTTAGTTCCTCGAATTAATACCGTAAGTGGTATCACCGAGGAACATATCCTCAAGTGGGGTTGGAGGTATGAAAACGACAGAATAAATTTCCCTGATTATCAGTGGAGAATTTATCGTAATAATGAATCTATTAGATGGAAAAATAAAGTTCATGAGGTATTAGAAGGTTATAAACAATATGCTTCTTTACCTGCTCAAGATGAATTTTGTTTAATTCACCCTAAAAATATTAAAAGACAAGAAAAACAAAACGAATTTTACAACACAATATGAAAATAAAAACAGCTCATTTTGATAGTAAAATTTTTGAGGATAAAATGAAACATTTATCCCACTTAGATTTTTCTTTATTTATTGAAACATATCCCCAATCACAGGAAGATTTATCACCTATTAATATTATATCATTTCAGGAACCAAATGAATATTTTGGTTTACATGATTGGGTAATTCAAAATAAAGATTTATTTAATATTATTTTAACTCAAAGTGATAAAGTATTAAATAATTGTGATAATGCTGTATTTCAACCATTTGGACACACCTGGTTAAAACCGGACCAATATGAAAAAGAATATAATAAAGAATTTAAATTAGCCCATCTACAAGGCAAATTACTTAAAACATACGGCCACTCTTTAAGACATCAGGTAACAGCTAGAAAAAATGAGTTAACTATTCCTACTAAATTTTATGAAACCTATGGAGATAGAAATAATATTAATGACGCTCGTTTAGGTAAAGAATTTATATTTGGTGATTCACAATTTGGAGTAGTAATCGAAAATGTATCAAGTAGAGGTTATTTTACTGAAAAAATACTAGACTGTTTTTTATTAAAGACTATTCCTTTATATTGGGGTTGTTCGAATATAGGGGATTACTTTGATATAAACGGTATTATACCGTTTAATAACGTAGACGATTTAATTTATATATCAAATAATTTAACTGAAGACTATTATAATTCTAAAAAAGAAATTATTAATAAAAATTGGAAATTAGCTTTGAATTATGTACATTACGAACAAAATATAATTAATACAATAACAGAAATTTTTAAACACAATAAACTTATATGAAAAAAATATGGTATGCCCCTTACAAGTTTGAATCTTATGGGGAAGAAGAAATCAAAGCCGTAGAAGAATCACTCCGTTCAGGATGGTTAGGCGGACAAGGACCTCGTTCTGTTGAATTTGAAGAAAAAATTGCTAAACGTTTTGGAAAAAAATATGGCATTTTTGTAAACTCAGGATCTTCAGCTTGCTTACTTGCTATTGCTGCTTTAAATCTACCTAAAGGAAGTAAAATTATTACTCCTGCTTGTACATTTTCAACTACTCTAGCTCCTATTCTCCAACTTGGTTACAAACCAGTGTTTGTAGATGTAGGTTTAGAAGATTATGTTGCTAACATTGATCAAGTAGTAGCAGCTATTACTCCTGATGTTAAAGCAATTATGTTACCTAATTTAATTGGTAACAAACCAGATTGGAAACGTTTGAAACAAGAAATCAAATTGTTAGGTAGAACTGATATTATTTTGATTGAAGATTCAGCTGACACAATTACTGAAACAATGGAAACAGATGTTGCTACAACTAGTTTTTATGCCTCACACGTAATTACAGCTGGTGGTGTAGGTGGTATGGTAATGTTTAATGATAAAAAACACGTTACTTTAGCTTTACAATACCGAGATTGGGGTCGTTTAGGTGATGATTCTGAAATTATGGATGATCGCTTTAATCATGTAGTAGACGGTATTCCTTATGATCATAAATTTTTATACTCAGTATTGGGTTACCATATGAAAGCAAGTGAAATGAATGCTGCTTTTGGTTTAGTTCAACTCCACCGTTTTGAAAAATTTGAACAAATTCGTAGAGCAAATATTGAACGCTACATTGAAAATCTTCAAGGTGTAGGGGATTTGATTTTACCAGATGATTCTATTAAACCTAATTGGTTGGCTATCCCATTACAGACAGAACATCGTTTTGAGTTGCTTACTTTTTTAGAAGACAATAACATCCAGACTCGTGTAACATTTGCCGGTAACGTAACTCGTCACCCTGCTTATAGAGAGTTCCTACAAGACTTTGAAAACGCAGATACTATTATGAAAAATGGTTTCTTATTAGGTGCACACCACGGAATGACTACTGATGATGTAGATTACGTTTGTGATAAAATTAAAGAATTTTATTCAAAATGATAAAAGTAAGTGATGTAATAGCAGAATTCTTAAAATATAAACAAATTGATACTGTTTTTGGTATTATAGGTTCTGCTAATTCCCATATTTTTGATTCAATTCAAAATTTAGGATATACAAAAATAATTTGTACACATCATGAACAAGCGGCAATCATGTCAATGGCTGCTTATTACCGAGCATCTGGTAGATTATCAGCAGCCATTGTAACGGCAGGAGCCGGAGCTAGTAACGCAATTACAGGAGTAATAAGTAATTGGGCAGATTCAATCCCCGGAATCATCATTTCAGGACAAGAACCAGTTAGATATTTAAGCCAACATAAAGATTTAAGAATGTTTGGTACTCAAGGTTTTAGTTCATATGAGATGGTTAAAAATGTTACTAAATATAGTAATGTATTATTAGATGGTAACAACATCCATGATGAAATAGAAACCCATTACAATATAAGTATTACTGGCCGACCAGGTCCTACTTGGTTGGAAATTCCTTTAGATATTCAAGCACAAAAAGTTGAATCTAAAAATTTTAAAAACACTAGTAATAAATCACTAAGAATAACAGATGCTTATAATTATGCTAATGATATTATACATTTAATTAATAACTCTAAACGTCCTGTTATTTTAGGAGGTATGGGAGTAAAACTAAGTGGAGCCAAAGACAAATTTAAACAATTTGTTAATCAAACTAATATCCCAACAATGTTAAGTTGGTCAGGAATTGATTTATTACCTACTAATCACAAATCAAATTTTGGACGATTTGGATTATATGGTCAACGAGCTGCTAATTTCATTATTCAAAATTCAGATTTAGTAATTGTATTAGGTAGTAGAATGGCTTTACCTCAAGTAGGATACGATTTTAGCCAGTTCGCTAGAAACGCTACAATTGTTCAAGTTGATATTGATGAATCAGAGTTGAACAAATATGATAGAGTTCTTAAATATTATCACGATGTGAATATAGTTTTAGATAAAATATTAGAAAAAATATCTAGTATTAATCCAAATATAAATCAATGGGTAGATAAATGTAACCACTATAAAACTAAATATCCTATTATTGATGATAATTACAAAAATGATAAGTATATTAATTCATATTCATTTGTAAATAAATTAACCCAAAAATTAGGTGATGATGAGATTATTGTTACAGATATGGGAACTGGTTTATTAAGTGGCCATCAAGCATCTAATCTAAAAGAAAACCAAATACTATTTACTAGCCAGGGACTAGGAGAAATGGGTGTAGGATTACCCTATGCTATAGGAGCATCGTTTGCTGCTCCTAACAAACCAATTACTTGTTTAAATTGCGATGGGGGTATTATGATGAACTTACAAGAATTGCAAACAATTGTTCAACATAATTTACCTGTTAAGATATTCATTTTCAATAATGATGGTTATTTAATGATCAAACATACTCAAAAATTATTTTTCCAAGGAAGATATAACGCTGTAGATAAAAACACAGGTGTAGTACTTCCAGAATTTGAAAGAATAGCTTACGGATTTAATATTCCTTACTGTAAAATAGATAAATTAAAAGATCTAGATACTATAGAATTTAAAACAGATGGACCCTCAATTATTGAAGTATTTATGGATCCTGAACAAGATTTTATACCTAAAGTAAAAGGAGTTATTCTTGAAGATGATTCTATTTTTGCTCCTCCCTTAGAGGAAATGTCTCCTTTACTACCTTTTGATGTTATTAAAGAGGAAATGATAATTAGTGTTAGTGAAAAGTCTCAACAGATAAAAAGATGAAAATATTGATAACAGGAGCAAATGGATATGTAGGTAAATCTTTATATGAAGCTTTTAAAAAACAATATGAAGTAACTACATTAACTCGAAAAGAAGCAGACTTAACTAATTTAGAACAACTTAAATCTTTCTTTAAAGATAAATATTTTGATGTAATTATTCATTGTGCTATTAAAGGAGGATACAGAATAGCAAAAGATGCACCTGATGTTGTTGATGATAATCTTAAAATGTATTACAATATGTTAGAATGTAAAGAACATTTCAACAAATTTATTCATTTTGGATCAGGAGCTGAAAGACAAGATACATTCTATGGGCTAAGTAAAAAAGTTATAAAGGAATCTATTCAAGATAAACCCAACTTTTACAATATCAGAATATTTGCAGTTTTTAACGAAAATGAAGCTGAAAGTAGATTTGTAAAAACAAACATTTATAATTATATTAACCGTAAAAACATTCAAATATTTTCAAATAAATACATGGATTTCTTTTACATGGATGATTTAGTATTATTGGTCAAGTATTATATAGATAATAATAAATTACCTAAAGAGATAGATTGTAGTTATAATCATTTAACTACTTTATATGATGTAGCTGAAATTATTAATGGATTAAGTGATTATAAAGTAAATATAAAAATTAATAATTGGGAATTTGATAAACCATTTAATGGAAAATTTACTGATTTAGGGTTAAAATTTATGGGTTTAGAACAAGGAATAATAAACACATATAATAAATTAAAAAATGAATATTAAATTAATGTCACATATAATGCCTTGGGATATTGATTATGCTTTATTAATGGCTATTCAATTAAAGAAATCCAAATATTATTTACCCGAGGATGTAAATATTACTATTGATTTAGAACTCAACTTAACCAGCTATCTATATAATTGGGAAGAAAGTCAATTACCTAAAGATTATTTTATTGATAAATTTAATACTTTACTTTTGTTGTTAACTGATTATAAGGTAAATACTTTTATATATGAACAAGACCAAAAATATGGACATCTAGATCAACAGAAAAAAATAATTTCTGATGAAGTAGATTACTATATGATTATTTGCCCTGATACTTATTTTAGTGAATATGCTTTAACCTACATGATAGAAGCAGCAAGACAAATTACTAATAAGTATTTTGTTATCACACCTCAAATATCAAAAGCGGGAGATAGTGATTGGGATAAAATAGTTAATCCAAAATATTTAGATATTCCTTATAGTAATTATAAAGAAGTAGATATTTTTGACATCAGATTTAATAATAAAAATGATAATCAAGAAGTAGGATTAAAATCCTTACCTAAAAGTAAATTTGCAGGGTGGTGTGATTTGTATAATAAAGCCTTTTATGAGGAATTATGCCGTCCACAAGATGAATGGGTAGGGTATGGTCCTTGGGATTATTATTCAATGATGATATCTGATTTTGTTAAATCTCATGGGATTGATTATCAACAATATTTGCTAGAAGGAGAAACAATTTGGATGTATCCCTCAGGACCTTTACTAGAAAAGGAAGCCGATGGTTTTACTAAATACTATAGAGATAGATTAAAAACAAAAGACATTCCAAACCAAAGAAAAGAATTTGAATCTAATATGCAAAAATATATCTCTCAAGGGATAGAAATCCTCAAAGAAAAAAATATTTTGCCAAAAGAACTTTATGCTAAATTTGTTACCAAATGATATCACTAATTATTCCAACAAATAAAACTAACTCTGATTATACAAAATATCTTGTAAATAATATTAGAGAAATTTATCCTGATGAATCCCAAGTTGAAGTTGTAGTATCTGAGGATGATACTGTAACTATGGGAGTAAATTATAATAATGCTGTTGCTAAAGCAAAAGGTGAAAAAATTATTCTACTACATAATGATATGGTTATTAAACCTGGGTTTGTAGAACAAATGGATAAAGATATTACCAAAGGTAGAATTACAGCATATACTAGAGTTGAACCCCCCACTTTCCCTAATGAATTTCCAGGTAAAAAAGTAGTTGATTGTGGGGACGATTTAGATTCTTTTAATTATCAAAAGTTTATAGATATTAATATTGAACATGATTTAATAGATCCTATTGGTCCGTTTGGAGGTGCTCAAATGTTTTTTGGATGTATGAAAGAAGATTATTTAGGAATTGATGGTTATACTTTCAAATTATTTTGTGAAGATGATGATTTACACTTAAGACATAAATTAGCAGGCTATGAACAAAAAGTTAGTTGTGCTCATGTCTATCATTTTGTAAGTAAAACATCTCGAACAGGAAACTACAGAGAAATAGAAATAGAATCCAATAAAAAGTTTATTAAAAAATGGGGATTCAGAAAAGCAATACATAACGTAACTTATAATAAAAAATGCGTTATAATAAATGGTAATGCGGAATTAAACGAGGCTATTGGTTGGTGGTTTAATGACGGTGAAGATATAATTGTAGAAATCGATGGTAATACTTTTACTCAACAAGATTACGATTACATACAACAATTAAACGATATTGTAAAAGAAACCAACGATATTGGGGTTTTTGAAATAGGAAATATTAAATTAACAGTAAACAAACTAGAAGAACAACAAAACAAATATATTAGATTATGATTTTTGGATTTTATAATAGAAATGATAAAATGGAAGAATTAGTTGGTAGAACAGTTACTACTTCCCGACTTAAAGCAGCTAAATATTTTGCTGAACGTAAACAATTGCCCTTAAAAGAATTTTTGAAAATCTTTGGAGTAAAGACAATTATGTAATGAATATGACAGATCTCTTTAAAGGTTTTGGAAAAAATTTAAATATGAAACTAAGAGGTGAAGATAAATCTTTTGGGAATAATAAAAAAACATTTATTAAACTCGTAGATACTTTCGACCAATTAGTTCAACGTACTTATACTGTTGAAGAAGATATGGGTATTATTATGGAACGTTAT